AGATCTAGCAGGCCAGACGGCAATAACGACAAAAGAAAATCCAACAGGAAAATATGACTTTGGCATCAACAACGTTGAAATAAATTCACAGATAACGTATAACCGTGAAACACAAGCATCAAATGCGTATACTATAAGTTTTGATGTTCTTGAACCTTATAGCATGGGACTGTTTATGCAGGTCTGCCAGAACGCGGCCCAAAGCCAAGGGTGGTCCAGTTATTTAGGTGATACAACATTTTTATTAACTTTTGAATTTATAGGCTATGACGCCGACGGAACCCCTACAAGAATACCAAACACCACCCGCCATATTCCACTCGCGTTTACAACTATGGCAATGACCGCAACTGGCGGCGGATCTGTTTATAGAGTAACGGCCCGTCCCAGCAACGAAACGGTTTTCTTAAATAATTTTAAATTATTTGAACATGACATTTCTGTTGAAGGATCGACAGTTCAAGAAGCGTTGCAATCGGGCGAGCGCAGTTTGCAGACTATTGTTAATAAAAGACTGCAAGAATATGCATCTAAAAATCCAGCCTCCACTGCCTTCGACGAAGTAATAATAATTTTTCCTAAAACACAAGACGTATCTGAATTACAAGGAACTAATCAAGAAGGAAATAACATAGGATTAGAACTTCGTGCCGAAGACGGCACTATTAGTACTATTAAGGTAAACCCTGAAGACGGTACACGATATGATGCTTCAGGGCTAAGTTCGCAAGCGCCGGGAGTTAGCCCCGAAGTAGCAAAAATAAATCCTAACTCCGCAGAATCATTCGTACCAAAAGTAAGTAGAAAATTTTCTGCAGCCAACTTAATACAAGACAGTGATGATTTAAACGCTATTGGTAAAAGTGTTTTACAGTTCGATTCTACTATGTCTGCAGAAAGTGGATCTAACAATCAAAATGATATTCAACTAGATCCAGCAAATCCTATATCTAGAAAGAGAGTTACCTACGATAAAAGCAAAAGACAGTTTACATATAGTCAAGGTACTAGTATTGTTAATGCTATTTCCAGCATACTGCTACATAGCAAATATTGCAGAGCAGGATTAGACGCACAAAAAGTAGACCCAAAGGGAATGATATCTTGGTTTAGAATAGAATCAGAAGTGCATTTTCAACAACCTAAAGAAGGCAACATTGGAGATAACACCGTACCTAAATTGTTAGTTTTTAAAGTTGTTCCTTACTTTGTACACAGTGAAAGAAATACTGCGAACCAAGCGGCTCCTGCTGGACTTGCTGAATTGTCAACAGAAGTTGCCAAGGTATATGACTATCTTTACACAGGAAAAAACACAGAAGTTTTAGGTTTTAATATTGAATTCCCACAAGCAATGTTTAACTCTGTGGCCAAAGGTTCCAACTTAGATGATGCGGCATTAACAGACAACGGCAGAAACGCTGCCACACCTGATTCGCCCACAGCCAAAATTGCCGCGGATAATAGTTCTTACTGGGGCGAAAGCAATGGTCCAAAAATGACATCTAATCCGCCAACACCTGAAAGTAATAACAATGGTGGCACTAACTATGCAGATCAAAGAACACGGGTTGCCGAAGCCTTCCAACGAGCATTGAATGACAGTGAAACAGATCTAGTAAATATTCCTAATTTTACAATAATGGGCGACCCGTATTTCCTTGCCGATAGTGGCTTGGGTAATTTTAGCAATACCGGATCGGGGTCATTTAATGTCACAAAAGATCTGGCCATGGATTATCAAAGCGGAGAAGTAGACATAGCAATTACTTTTAGAACACCAATAGACTACAATAGTTCTACAGGGTTGATGGATTTTGGAGATACACAAATAGTTAGACATTTTAGTGGCCTGTATAGAGTCCTTGAAGCAAGACATCGATTTCAAAACGGCAAATTTACTCAAGAGTTATCATTACAACGCCGACGTAATCAAACTGCTGAAAGCACAAATAAACCTGTGCCAGTAACTGGACAAACACCTGGCGATTTTGTAGTAGATAATACCGCAGGTGTAGCATTTTCAGGTGCCGCACAAAACGATGCTAATGATCGTACTCCTGCAATTGAAGGACCCGCCGCTGGTTCACCACCTGGAGACAGCGCACCTAATCAGCGAGTAGCAGCCTTTAATAGATCTGATCTAGCCAACGATAGCGGAGATTCGGGATCAGCAACTGCCAATCCAACTGCGCCAGGGTCGATTGTAAAATCATTAGTCGACGGCCTTGGAATAATAAGAAATAAAGTAGTGTCTACATTGTTTAAACCTACAAATAGTAAAAATGAAACTCAAAATACAAGCGAATTTAACAACCAATGAATATACATACATTTTTAAACATCAAGGATCACTATGACTACACCTGAAAGATCATCCGAAGGAAGACATAAATTCAAGGGTGGCCCGTATCTTGCAAGAGTGGTAAGTAACGCGGATCCTAAGTACATGGGAACACTCTATGTACAATTACTACGACGAGAAGTGGGTAACACTTATAATCGTGAAGGTCAAACAATACCTGTAAGATATCTAAGTCCCTTCTATGGGGTTACAAATGCAGACAGCACTGATAAAAATAACAATTTTAACGGAACACAAAAAAGTTACGGGTTCTGGGCAGTACCGCCAGACGTAGGATGTACAGTACTGTGTGTGTTTATAGAAGGCGACATTAAGCAAGGATTCTGGATAGGGTGTGTGCAGGACGAATTTATGAACTTCATGGTTCCTGGATTAGCCGCAACAGAAATTCATAATGATCCAGGTGGCAAGGGTAAAAAAGTAGTTGCAGAGTGGAATAAAAAAACAAACGATACTGTACAGTCAGACACAACACTAATTAAAAAACCAGTACATCCTTTTAACTCGGTGTTAGGACAGCAAGGTTTAGCCACAGACGAAACTAGAGGACTTACTACATCTAGTGCTCGACGAGACTTGCCCAGTATGGTGTTTGGCATTTCTACACCTGGACCAGTTGATCGACGCGGCGGCGCAAAAACAGGATCTATCGGTCATTATGAAAGCAAAGTGTCGGGCGCATTTGTAAGCAGATTAGGCGGATCCACGTTTGTCATGGATGACGGCGATCCAACATTGTTGCGTAAAACTCCAGCCAGTGAAGGCCCACCAGAATATGTTAATGTTGAACTTTCAAAAGACGGAGATCCAACATTACCTCACAACGAGTTAGTAAGGATTCGTACTAGAACAGGACATCAAATTCTACTACACAACACTGAGGATTTAATTTACATTGGTAATGCCAAAGGTACTACATGGATAGAATTGACAAGTAACGGTAAGTTAGATATCTATGCCGCTGACAGTGTCAGCATCCACACTAAAAACGATTTGAATATCACAGCCGACAGAGACATTAACATGAGTGCTGGCGGCAAAGTCAATATATTATCTGGCGATAAAATGCATTTAGATAGTGGCGCAGACATGGAAGTTGTCAGCGCCGCTGACACTAAAATAACTACCAGCGGTACTACACATATAAACAGCGGTGGTAATCATTTAGAAACAGCCAGTCAGATTCATATGAACGGCCCAGACGCAGCCACGGCTGGTTCAGGAAATAAACCAGGCAGAGTTCCACAAGCAGAACCTTGGAGCGGCCACGAAAACTTAAATCCCAAAGGACATACTCCTGATGCCAAGCCTACAGATGGCAAGTTGTCAGCAACACTTGACACATTTAAGAAAATTGGAAAATAAATACTGCTATGAATATCGAAAAAAATCTCGTTTCTAGAATCAATGTACCGTCCTCAAAAAGCACCACCATTGTGGGCAGTCGTACCTATAGGGGAATCAGCACAGTTGCAGACTCGGGTACGTTTCCCTTATATGATATTTCATTAATAAAACAAGATATTACTAATCATTTTCATATTCGAAAAGGTGAAAAATTAGAAAATCCAAATTTCGGAACAATTATTTGGGATGTTTTATTTGAACCATTGACTGAAGAAATAAAAGAGTTAATCATTGATGATGTAACTGCTGTTATTAACTACGATCCCCGTGTTCGAGTGGTGGATATCACAGTAAGTGAATATGAAAGCGGCCTACAAATAGAATGCGATTTAACTTACTTGCCCTATAACATATCAGAAAGTCTGCGTTTTAGATTCGACGAAGCCAATAGTATTCTATAAATTAACTACCCACATTTTCTTACACGATAAATAACATGTGAGGGCCATATATGGGTAGCATAGATAGACAAAATCGATTAATTGCCGCGGAAGACTGGACAAAAATTTACCAGAGTTTCCGTAATGCAGACTTTCAAAGTTACGACTTTGACAACTTACGCCGTACGATGATTGCGTACCTGCGTGAAAATTATCCTGAAGATTTCAACGATTATATTGAGTCAAGTGAGTACTTGGCTCTTATTGACCTTATTGCATTTTTAGGTCAAAACCTGGCATTTAGATTTGACTTAAATGCTCGAGATAACTTCCTTGAACTAGCAGAACGCAGAGAAAGTGTGCTACGTCTAGCACGTCTGCTATCCTATAATCCTAAAAGAAATATTCCAGCCAACGGCTTATTAAAGTTTTCTGCTGTAAGTACCACCGAAGAAATTATTGATAGTAACGGTAGAAACTTATCAGGGCAAACTGTTCTGTGGAATGATCCTAGTAACAGTAATTGGTATGAACAATTCATTAAGATTATTAATTCGTCAATGAACGAAATAATACAATTTGGTCGTCCTCAAGACAAAAAAGTTATTGGCGGCGTAGCAACAGAACAATACAGAATTAATGGGTTAAACACAGAAGTTCCTGTATACAGTTTTACTAAAAACATTGATGGTCGAACCATGGACTTTGATATTGTTTCTACAGTATTTAAAGATTCTGATTCAATATACGAAGAACCCCCATTCCCCGGCAACAACTTGGCATTTTTGTACAGGGACGACGGCGGCGGACCAGCAAGTAGTAATACTGGATTCTTTTTACACTTCCGTCAAGGTACATTAGAAGAAGGAAACTTTGTAGTAGACCGTCCTACACCTAACGAAGTTGTAGATTTAGATTCTCCAGGAATTAATAACACTGATATTTGGTTGTACAGTACTAATACACTAGGAGTAGAATCGACTTTATGGACACAGGTAGAATCAGTTGTTGGAAATAACATCATTTATAACTCTACTCAAAAGAATTCTAGAAAATTATACAGTGTACAAACTAGATCCAACGACCGTGTTAGATTAGCATTTGCTGATGGAGTGTTCGGAGATTTACCCCAAGGCCCATTTAAAACATATTACCGCATCAGCAACGGATCATCATATAAGATTTCTCCAGGTAACATAAAAAGTGTTACTATAGATATACCTTACTTAAATCGCAACGGTAAAGCGGAGACTCTATCAATTGTACTATCATTAAAATATACAGTTACTAATGCTAGTTCGCAAGAATCAACATCATCTATCAAACAGAATGCTCCAGGAACATACTATACACAAAATAGAATGATAACAGGAGAGGACTATAATATTCTGCCACTGAGTGTTAGTCAAGAAATTTTAAAAGTCAAATCTGTTAACCGTTCAAGTTCGGGTATTAGTCGATATTTTGATTTAAAAGATGTAACTGGAAAATATAGTAGTACAAACTTATTTGGAACAGATGGAATCATCTATAAAGAAAATTTTACAGAAACATTTAATTTTAATTTTGCAACAAAAAGCGAAATTGAAAGTGTAGTAGTAAATCGAATCATACCTGTTCTTAAAAAGAAAACCGTTTATGATTTTTACTTAGATAATTTCTCAAGTATCAATTTGGGCGTTCCGTTCATTGCGTGGAACCGTATTACTAAAGCCACAAATTTATCAACAGGTTTTTTCTCAAATAATACCACAGGAGAATTTAGGACTGTTGGCGCATTTACAAGTTCTAATCTTCGGTATGCAGTAAACGATAGTTTGTTAAAGTTTGTTCCACCTCCTGGATTTAGAGCATTTGATTCTAAAAATAATTTTATTGCTAATACTGCACCGGTAGTACCAGGAGAAAAGTCGTATATCTGGACAAAGGTAGTTAATATTACAGGTAGCGGAGTTGTTGGTTCAAACAACACTTTACCAAACGGTGACGGCCCAATTAAACTTAATGAAGTAATTCCGTCTGCGGCAGAATTACAAAATATTATTCCTAAATTTGTAAAAGAAATATCAGACAGTGTAAGAAACAGAATATTTGATTTAATATTTGCACAAAAAGAATTTGCATTACGCTATGATGCAGTTGATACTGCGTGGAAAATTATTACCGAATCAAACGTAGATAAAATTTCTAACTTTAGTTTGGGAAAAACTGGCGACATTAGTAATCAAAGACTCGATGCAAGTTGGTTAATTTTATTCGAAACTGACGGCGAAACATACACAGTAACTAATCGTTCTACTAGATATGTTTTTGAAAGTATTAAGGAAGTTCGATTCTTTTTTGACAGCGGCGACAAAATTTACGATACTAACACTGGAAAAATTGTCAAAGATAAAATTTCTGTATTGAGTATTAATCCTAAACCATTAGATGTATATCCGCTGAACAAAAATTATGACTGGGAAATCCTCGACGAGTTCAAGGGTGCAGACGGGTACATCGACAGTAAAAAAATCAGCGTAACTTTCACAGACAAGGACGAAGACGGTGTGATCGACGATCCTGAAATTTTTGAAAGAATTGTAGAAACAAGCGTTGAGCCCACTAAAAAACTTATTTTTCAACAACGTCGAACCGGACTGGATGGAGTTACGGATTACTTTTACATTGCCAACGATGATGATCTGATCCGTACGTACAATACACAATCAGAAATTGATACCAGCGTTCCAGGAGGAATTGCTGAAGGACAACTAGTATATTGCTTAGATGATAAATTAATAAAAAGATTTATTAGAACCGGTCAGCCTCAATTTCAAGTTACAAATGAATATAGAGGATTCTTTGGCCGCGGAGACATAAAGTTCCAATATGTACATAGTGCAGACAGTAGTGCTAGGTTAGATCCTAGTGCCACAAACATTATGGACGTATATGTTTTAACAAAGTCCTATGACACAGAGTATCGCCGATGGGTCAAACAAGAAAGTCTTACAAAACCACTGCCGCCAAGCAGTGATGCACTGTTTATTAACTTTGGAACAAGACTACAAAAAGTTAAAGCAATTAGCGACGAAGTCATATATCATCCTGTAAAATATAAAGAAGTATTTGGATCGACAGCGCCTACAAGCCTTCAAGCAACATTTAAAATAGTTAAAAATAATAATGTATCGGTCAGTGACAGTGATATTAAAGCGTCAGTGACTAATGCAATAAACGAATTTTTTGCAATTGAAAATTGGGAATTTGGAGATACATTTTTCTTTGCTGAGTTGACAACTTACATAATGAATAGAGTTGCACCAAACATTAGCAACATGATAATTGTTCCTAAAGATCCAAATTTAAGTTTTGGTAGTCTGTACGAAATCAAATCTAACTCTGATGAAATCTTTATCAGTTCAGCAACAGTTAACGATATTGAAATTATTAGCGAAATAACAGCATCAAGAATACGAGCCAACGGCGCAGTGTCGACAACACTGAATAATAATATTGGTATACAGAGTTCAAACTATGGCATTTAATAACGATCAAATCGACCCATTTTTACCGATTGGAAATGACGGTGAAAAAACTTCACTAAGTTTTGTACCTAAATATTTTAGAACTAGTTCTAATCGAAAATTTTTAAGCGCAACCATCGATCAGATGATGTCTGAAGGTGAAGTAGAAAAAATAAATGCCTTTATAGGTAGAAAAACATTTGAGCCTTATCGTGTCTTGGACAAATATCTACAAGGTGCCACAAAACAACGTGAAGATTATCAATTTGAACCAGCAGTAATTATAAAAGATTCACTGGACAATGTTACATTCTTTAAAGATTATCCAGACTATATTAATCAGTTAGCAAGTTTTAACAGCGGCGATACTGACCATAACAAGATCAATGCTCAAGAATTTTATTCTTGGGACCCACATTTTAACTGGGACAAGTTTGTTAATTATCGGGATTATTACTGGTTACCGCTGGGCCCTGTTAGTGTTCCTATTGCAGGACAATCTGACAATATTACCAGCACTTACACTATTAAACTTGTTGATGACGGCGACAACCGTGCATATGTTTTTACCCCAGATGGACTAACAAGTAATCCTAGTTTAAAATTATACAGAGGACAAACTTATAATTTTCAAGTAGAGTGTCCAGATTTTGGAATTGCATTTAAAACTGTAAGAGAAACTGGTGATAGTAATTTTTATACTCAGGGAGTTAGTACTGGAAATCAATATGTCGAAAGCGGCACTATTGAATTTACTGTGCCTACTGATGCACCCAACATCATTTATTATGTCAGCGGAACTGATGTAAACACCGGCGGCATTTTTAAAATCTATGATGTAACTGATGCTAGTAGTATTGATGTAGAAAAAGAAATTCTTGGAAAACAATCGTATCTGTCATCTAATGAAGTACAATTGTCTAACGGGATGAAAGTATTTTTTCAAGGAAGAATAACACCAGAAAAATATGCTTCGGGAAACTGGTATGTTGAAGGAGTTGGCACTGCAATCAAGTTGATCAAAGAATCAGATTTAGCAACACCGTCTACATATTCAACAAGTACTAGCATTGAATTTGACAACGAACCGTTTGATAGTCAAGGATTTGAAGTATCAGGTAATCTTCCAAGCAATAAAGATTATATTTTAATTAATAGATCCAGCAAAGATTTAAACCCATGGAGTAGAT